GGAGACTTTTGCAAAGCCTGCTGATGCTCCTGAGTTGTGTAAGGGCACTGGTGCCTCGGAGAAGTTCTACCGAGGTATCCTAATGCCCGCCGCAATCCAGGATATCCCAAGCGTTAAAGCGTACTATAACGGTAGCCCTCAGGGTCAAGACGTTTCTAGTCTTAACTCTTTGGGTACTACTGCTATAGCGCAATGCGCTCCAACAAATCCTTCCAGCAGCCTCGGAACCTCCTTAGCTGAATCCTTTAGAGAGGGAGTTCCCTCTCTTCCAGGTATTCAGCTTTGGAAGAACCGAACTGAAAAGCTAGTGGCTGCTGGGTCGGAGTACTTGAACTACCAATTCGGGTGGGCTCCTCTTCAGAATGAAGTTAATTCTGTCGTGAATACCGCCCGTAATCATCGTGACATTTTACAGAACTATCGTCACAATGAAGGTAGGGATGTACACCGTCGATTTGATTTTCCTACAGAGATTCAGGAGGTAGCGGAACCTTCGGGTACCCACTACATTGGCGAAAACCTCAACAATCTGGCCGCTTACGCGTCAGTTGCTGGTGCCACTCCTGCAACGTGTCAAACTGTTTTCCGAAAGGAAACGAAGAGATGGTTCGAGGGGTGTTTTACCTTTGGTGGCATGTCTGGAACTGATAGCTTCAGACGCCAACTAGGTTTCGGCAGCGATGCCGATACACTCTTCGGTTTGTCTCTTACCCCAAGTGTTCTTTGGGAGTTGACACCTTGGTCTTGGGCCGTCGATTGGTTCTCCAATACCGGTGACGTTATTACTAACGCCACTAACTTTGGAGCCGCCGGTCTTGTGATGCGATATGGATTCATGATGCAAGAAAGCATCGTTGAATACTACACGGAATTTTCCGGACAACGTTTGCGGGCTAAAGTTAAGCCCAATACGTATGTCTCGGTACCCGTGGGACCTGCAAAACGTGGTGAAAGACTTACCACCAAGAGCAGGGCCATCGCTAACCCCTTCGGGTTTGGTGTTGGTTGGGAGGGTTTATCACCCACTCAACTCGCCATAACTGCAGCACTCGGTATCACCCGGTTGTTGTAGTAGTTGTTAATACTACTAAACTAGGTGGCACTGAGTCACCGTTCTAAAGGAGTGTGCCTATGGCACTGACCGATCCCCAGAAATTCAAAGAAGTCGCGGGTACGGAAGTGACTGCCCCTCGTGTTTCTACGGGGGACTTCAAGTCCGTATACGAGACCTCTGACGGTCTGAATAAGCTGACGTTGTCAACTACGACGTCTAGCTCAAATCGGAAACGTCATCTGGTGCGTATCGACGTTGAAAAGCTAGCTACGAACATTTACGAAGAATCCAAGAAACAGGCAGTCTCGATGAGTGTTTATCTCGTCATAGACCGTCCCGTTAATGGATACTCCGTGGCGGAATGTAAGAAACTGGTTGAAGGTATTGTTGGCCTTCTCTCGGCTTCTACTTACGCCCTGACTGAAAAGGTGCTCG